TCGTTGATACCGGTGTGGTCTTCCATCTGCTCGAGGGTTTTATCACCGTTGTTTTCGTCTTCGGGCTTGTCCCAGACGGAATCCATAATCTCCGTCTCGGTGTCATCCCTCATTGCGGTGATTTGATCAAAAGCCTCCTGCTCCTCGCGCGCTTCACGCGCGCGGTCATCCTTAGCCATGTTGTCGTCCTATTTCCCTAAAAAGGCGTAGGGGCTCGCCACCCGTTTCGCTGGATTGCGCTTGCGACTATTTCGCTGGTCGCCCGCGATTAGTAGAAGTATCCGGTCACATAGATTGTGCTGGCCGTGGCCAGGGTTGCCACCGGGGTCGTCGCTACAACCGCTGTGTTCGGCATACCCGGGGCACAGGGCAAGAGATCATCGAAAAAGTTTGCCCCGGCAGTCGCCGAAAATGTTCCAGGATACCAAAAACTCATAGTAACAGCCGTCAATGCCGGCCCTAGCAGGTTAGTAACGCTGCCGACGGTCGTTTGCCCGGTTCCTGCGTTTTCACTTGCTACAATGCCGCAAACGTAAACCGTTTTCCCGGTCGGTGGTGTAACCGTCACCGTTGCACTGGTGGCTGCCGCACTGGCCGAGGCAGTGAACGGCTGCGCCCCAAGCGGATAGCCCGTACCGCTTGCTGGCCCGGGGAGTGTCCATGTCTGGGTCTGAGCTAATGCGCTGCCGATAAACAGCAGGCTAAGGCCAGAGAGCAAGAATGATCTCATCATCGTCTTCGTCATCCTGTTTGGGCCACGGCTTGGAGTAATCCGGGATTTCACGTTTGGGCTTGCCCGGGTAGCTCACCATGAGCTGGACCGGAGGTATAGGTGCCGTCCCGCCAATGTTGGGCGGGATAAAGACCGGCGTAAAATCTGGCCGCCGGGGCGGTTGTCGAGGGATCGAGAGCCCTTGCAACCATTCCAGGCTGGTCGGAGTAGGCGTAAAGGTAGGAGCCGCCTGCGGGACCCACCCAGAATTTATGTCCCTAAGCTGTACTGGTGGACGCGGGGTACCAAATGCCTGCAACCACTCGAGGTTGGCAGGTGTAGGCGCAGGATACTTGGCCTGCGGGACCCAATAGTTATTTACATCCCAGAGCCGGGTCGGCTGCCGTGGAACAGAGAGCGCCTGTAGCCATTCCAGATTGGATGGCGTAGGCGCATTAAACGAGGGTTTGGGAACCCAATACTGATTTACGTCCCAAAGTCGAACGGGCTGTCGAGGTGTCGACAGCGGCTGGAACCAGCCCCAAATCGGGACTTCCGGCAGCGTAAACGGCAGGATGACGGTATTGAAAACTACCGTCTGACGCGTCGGCACCGCAATCGTCTGGAACCAACCAAACGACGGCGCAGCAACGACAACCGCAGGCGTCTGCGGAGGCAGCGTAGCAAATGCCTGGTAGAGAGCGCGTCTGGTAAAGACAGGCCCAGGCTGCTGACTACTTCCATCAAGCGGCGTTATAACCGGCGCAAGCCCTACCTGCTGCGGCGGTAAAGTCGCAAACGCTTGATAAAGGCGTAGCTTCGTAAAGACTGGGCCGGGCTGTGGAGTGTCAGCCTGGGCCGAAGCCGAGAGTGCAGCCGTTGGCACCCCGAACGGCGTCAGGATCGTATCGAATACGATCTGATCGCGCGGCGGAATACTAAGAGATTGCAGCCACGAAATAGGCGGCGCCGCAACAACTGCCGCCGGTACCTGCGGTACCCATGCCTGATTTAGATCGTAGAATGGCCTTGGTGCCGTTCTGGTCGGGAACGGCTGGAGCCAACCAAGCGTATTCGGCGTAGGCGTAGCCGCCGATGGCGGTTGCGGCACATACCCCGAATTAAGATCGTAAACAGGGCGAGGCGCAGTACGCTGATTGAACGGTTGTAGCCACCCAAGCGCCGATGGCGTGGGTGCGTTGAACGAGGGTTGCGGGACCCAGGTATTGTTTAGATCGTAGAACGGGCGCGGCGAGAACCTGACTGGGAATGGCTGCAACCATTCCAAGTTCGCCGGAGTAGGCGCATTGAACGAGGGTTGTGGAACCCACGTTATATTTAGGTCATAGAACGGCCGAGGCGCAAATCGAACCGGGAAGAGCTGTAACCATTCTAGATTCGCAGGCGTAGGCGCATTAAACGAAGGCTTAGGAACCCAATACGGCTGATTAAGATCGTAAACCGCTCTGGGCGCAAAGCGTACCGGGAAGGGCTGTAACCATTCCAGGTTCGATGGAGTAGGCGCAGGATAAGTAGCCTGCGGAGCCCACGCCAGGGCAGCGTTAGTATCAATCCGCCTCAACAGAGACGGGGGCACCGCAAACGGCGCTAACCAGCCGACAGAAGGCGTTACAACGGTTACTGCCGGGACTTGCGGCGGTAGCGTTGCATTCGCTTGATAGAGCGCCTGCCTGGTAAATACCGGCCCAGGCTGGGCGCTAGACGTCATTGTCCCCGTGGGTGCAACAACGCTAGGCGGTAGCGATGGCGGCGCACAAAGCGCCATACACATCGCAACGCGAGTAACAATCGGGCCAGGTCGTTGCTGGCCAAGAAAACTTACATTGACTTGATCCGGTACCGTCTGGGAGTCTTGTGCCCAGAATTTTGGTACGCCACTCGGCACATGGCCGACAAATCCGACCATGACATCACTTGGTTAGTTTAATGACCGCCAAACGTGCCATAACGGAATTACAGACGGCGCGACACTAAAAGTGATGCCAATCCAAAGTGCTTGCGCAGCCGTGGTGTCAACAGTGATAGCCGCACCAGTCACACTATGGGCACATACAAACGAGCTGCCAGCCGTCCCAACGGCACCTCCGGACTCCCAGACCCCATTACAAACTGCTGTGGACGATGTCGCGCCTAGACCAATCGACCGGTATACCAAATAGCAACGATACAAGAAGGGTGCTGTGGTGACGCTCGCAACGTAAGTCTGCGTTGGCGAAACCCCTACAGCGGTGCCACCGATAGCGGTACCCACCCGCGGCTGAATGATCAACGTTCCGGTCAAACCCGTCGTCACGGTCCCGCCAACAATTAGCTCATAGACCTTACCAGCACGCGGCTCAAATGCAGGGATGGGAGTGTATAGCGTCGGTATCAACACGGTTTCAGTGATGGCTGTGATTGTCGCAAAAGCGGCGTTTATCGGTTCGTTCAGAGTATCGGCGAAATATTGCCTGCTCATCAGCTAATCCTTTTAGTAGACCAGAGCGACGCTTCGGACCCGATATATCTCGGAGTCGGTAAAGACGCCTGGAGGCAAAGGAGGCAGAGTAACTGCCGCCGGGGTCCAGGTGACAACTACGATGCCCTGTTTACCTGCCCCGCCATTACCTGCGGAAGCGTTAGACCCGCCGCCGCCACCGCCGCCGCCATAAAGGCCACCGGCGCCGCCCGCACCAGCGGTACCGGCGAATGTGCTTTTGCCACCACCGCCACCACCACCGCCACCGGAGCCATTGGAGGATGATCCCCACGACGGGGTATAAGTTGTTCCATCCTCAGTCCCCCCAGGCCCGCCAGCCGCATCGGCAGTTGCCGAATAACCACCACCACCGCCTCCGCCGCCGCCCGTTCCTGTCCCGCCAACACCTGGGGCCGTTGAACCTCCAGCGCCGCTGCCAGACCCAGCCTGATTATTTCCGCCCGCTGATCCTACAACGGGAACAGCGGTAGATGTATTTCGGGCCCCCGCGGTGCCACCACCAGAGCCGCCGCCACCGGTTGACACGCCATCCACGGCCGAGCCGTAGCCCGCACCACCTGCACCGCCAGTCCTCGTACCAAGCGGCCCACCTGATCCACCACCGCCAGTCCCCGGGAAGCTCGCCCCGGCACCACCCGCGCCACCTGCACCTACAGTCGATCCGACCCCGGTCGTCCCACCGGCCGCTGCCGTTGTCCCCGAGCCGGTGCTACCGCCATTGGCGGACATAAGCGTTGTCGGGGTGGAATTTGCAAAACTAGTTGCACCACCGGTCCCGGCATTGCCAGTACCAGTTCCACCCGCCCCGCCGCCGCCAACCGTTACATTATTATTCGTGGATGCGGTTAGAGCCTGATTGATTGCCTTTCCGTAAGCTCCACCGCCTCCGCCACCACCGTTGCCGCCGCTATCGTCCTGGCCGCCCGCCCCGCCGGCAATGCCTTCGATAAAGTTGTTGGCGTTGTTCCAGTCCGAGGGCGTTGGCCATGCCGCATTGGAGGCTACAAAGACGGTCTGACCCACTTAGGACACCGATGAAACCGCTAGTTTGACTGGACTTATAAGGTTCTGTCCGACGATGGCTCCAACTGGCGCAACAACAAGGACGCTTCCTACGGAAGCGGCTGTGCTATTTATGGGTTGCGGCCCCATACTGATGATATTCCCAGTCGTTTGGTCGACTTGGGCATAAATACGAGTGAACGTGCTGCCGGTCCAACTATCGCCAACCATAGCTAGGTCATGCGGGATTACCTGTCCTCTTGGATCAGAATAAACGGCCGGGTCCGCGATGATCGCATCAATCACCTTATTTGTTTTACCGTCAACGACCGCACATCGGCCGCTGAATGTTGGGATTCCAACTGCGCCCTGAACCGCAGAAATACCACCTTGGGCATAGGTGCTTATAGGAACGGTCAGGAGCGTTTCCCCGGGCCCAACATGCTGTTGAGCAATTTCAGAGTCATCCGAACTCGGCATATAAATGCGCTGCAACAGCTTGCTATTTGTTGCAAAGATTGCCCCAACGGAAGTTACGGGCATATTGTCAATGATGATGGACAAGCCCCCGCGTCAACCGGCCCGCTAGCTCTAAAGAGATCGAATGCCTGACCGAAACCAATTGCCGGGCTTGTACCCTGCAAGGCAAAGTTCGGGGTTGATGTACTAGCGTTGACGAACTTTGGATCGGACCCATCTAGGTTTTTGTTTGTGCCGGTTGTGGAATAGACATTGAAAGTGTTGTCGAAGTTATTGTCCCCGCCCGGGAAGGATAGATTGGTTTGCCAAACCAAACCCGCGCATGGAGGGGCGTTATTGCACTGTCCCAGATACGGAGAATTACTTGCCAAAATGCCGGCACCAAGAACGGCATAAGAAACATTGTTTATGCTTACGGTGTTGAGGTCATCTTGGCTGTAGATGCCCCCGCGAAACGTGCCAGTGTTGTGAGTATCCCAGTTGTTGGAATACATTGTGTTGTTTACAAGTGTCGTAGTACCAGAAAACTTTGAATTGTTTTCAATGCCACTCCCGCCGTTGTTATACATGATATTGCCCATAACCAGCACATTACCAGTATACGGGCAAGTCCCAGTGCCTGGGCAAGCATTCTGCCCATGCTGGAAATCGTCTAATATGATTCCTTCACCGTCAGAGTTTCCGGTCCCGGATTGAATATTGAAGTTGTGGTACCCGACGTTATAGGCAATTACCATATGGTAGCAGAGGCTATTCGTGGCGGAACACCATTTGTTATCTTCTGTCGTCGGTGAGTATCCCGTCTTTCCGACCGGGTCGTAGAAAGAGATTCCAGAGCCGAATACGCCGAAGCTGGCGTTCGAAGAATTGTCGTGAAATACGTTGTGGATGGCGAACAGCCAATCTGTGTTGTTCCATTGCAGACCTGATTGTCCACATCCGTGCCAGTCGCTGTTAAGCACCCAGATATGATGGCTGCCGGTGTTGTCGGTACCGTTGCCGCCGCCCTCGTCGCCTATGCAGTTGTTGCTTGGGAGTACGTTGGTAAATATCTCCAACGCATCGAACATCAGATATGGGGCCCCAGAGATAGTAATCGGGTTTGTCGATGACGTTCCCTGTATCCGACACCCAGTACCTTCACCCTGCAAAACTCCGCTGGAGAAGGAGAACGGCATACTCGAGCAGCGCCATACCACATATCCCGTCAGAGACGCTGAGGTACCACCGTGCGTAATCGTCAATCCGCCAGTCGTATAGAGGCCGGTAGCGAGATTGATGCAGGTGCCCGCGGGGGCCGCATAGGCAATGGCTGTAGCCACATCCCAAGGAGCCCCCGATGTTAGCCCGTTATTGGACCCGCTGCCGGATGTCGAGACAAACCGATTGTTAGTGCATGTATAGTAGGTCTGAGCATTGTACAGCGCGAGGCTAGGCCCAGGGACCTGAACAGTGCCAACCGTGATCGTGAATGGCACCGTAATAGCATACGCTGCATAAGTGATGAGACATGCAACTGCTGCAAAGAGGAGCTTTTTCATCAGTTGGCCGTCAGAGTTATGTTATAGGTCCCGGTCGGAATATCGACTGATCCAACCACCAGATTGCATGGCAATAGGCCACCATTGGTGAGCAAGAACATAGCTGCGTCCGTTCCACCTAAGATGATTTGTCCAGGATAGGGCCCCCCATCGGAGTCCGTCACGCTAACTATACCCACAACATTGTTTGCATTGGGTGGAACGCCCACCGATACGCTGGACAGTCCAATGCCAATTGGAACGCCTGGAGGGGGCGGCGGCGGTGGAGGTGACGGCGGAGCCGTACTGAATGTCCCGTAGAACGACCAATTTGAGGCTGTCGTAGAAGGCAAGGCCGGGAAGGTGCTTGGCATTGCTCCAAAAGTGAAGGGTTTGAAGTATGAGGTCCCGCCAACGTTGCTATTTACGAAACCAAGAGTACTCGAGGCCGGCAGATACGCGAGGAAGTACGGACCGATAGGACACGATACCGGGGTTACTACTGGCTGAGTATTCCACCCCGCGATCGGCGTAAAAGATGCAGTCTGTGCTACCAACGTCGTAGGCTTAGTACCTGAATATAATCCAAGCCGCAGAGCGCCTCCGATTGTCTTAACGTAGAACGATAGAGATTGAATAGTAGCCACCTGCGTAAGTGCTATCGGTTGCGCTACGAGTAGGTTCCCGTTGCCGCTATCAGAATTGGTCTGAATAGTTGTGACACCCACATTGATAGTCGTGGGGGGCGGAGGAGGTGGAGGCGGCGCAACAGCCGTAATCGTTCCGGCAAATGGCGTCCCGGCCACAACCGGATCATTGGTCGTACCCGTGAATGTCGTGCTAACCGACCCAGCGATCACAGTGCCCGTTACATTGGTCATTAGTTCGCCGTTAGGTTGATACTGTATGTTCCAGCCGCGACATCAACCGACCCAACAAGTAGGTTGCAGGGTAGAAACCCGCCGTTACTGAGCACGAATTTTGCCCCATCTGTACCGCCCAAGATAATCTGTCCTGGATAGGGGCGACCATCCGCGGTTGTTACGCTAACAGCACCAACCACGCTATTTGCGTTTGGTGGATTACCAACCGTTAGATTGGATAGCCCCTCGCCAATAGGAACAATGGGCGATCCAATCGATCCTGGGGGCGCGAGCGGAAGCGTGACGAAAGATTGAATCTGATACACTAATAGCTCAGAACCGAACTGCGGACTTGCAAGATTGGTGATTGAGTGAATGTGGGCACGTTAATCACTTGCCCAAAGGGAGGGCCGCTGCCGCATGGAGATGGCGTTGTCTGTGTGTAGATTCCGGTGTTTGAATTGCCCGAGAGGTCAGTCTGTGAGACACCGACCGTATCCAGCGACCAATATCCGAGTAGAGTTTGGCTCATTCCGCCATTTGGGCGAACCGACCCGCCTGCCAAGCTGGAAATCTCTGTTGGCGTAAGCGGACCATTTAACAGGGCTACATCTGCTATGCAGGCGCTAGTAAAATCTATATAAGGACCGCCAATCGTCTCCCTTAGTGCCCCCACCGTAAACGGCACCGTATTGTTGATTGGACCCGTCGTATCAACGTGAGTGTTTGCGGACACCCCATCAAAATAAATTCGCCAAGTATTAGCTGGCGTGCCAAGGGGTCCCGTGTAGTCAGCATAGACATGGTGCCACTGACCGATAGACCATGCCATTGTTCCGGTAACTCCATGGCCAACGGAGCCGCCCGTATCAACTGATTGGATCGTTATCGTTGTGGCAGACGCGAGGAAAAATTCGTAGCAAGCGGTCCCCGCCGTATTATCAAATCCCCTAGCTATGAAAACCTGAATACCGGAGAGACTTGCAAAGTTAATCCAGCACATCAGCGACATGGGCTGGTTATTACCAATGGTGAGGGGCGTATTCGGCCCCATGTCGATCACATCGGTCGTACCATTGAAGCTGACAGCCATCAGGAGAAATCCACCGTGTTGAGCACGCTGCCTGGACCAAGAGCCTGGGGTCCGCTGCCATCTGGCCAAATAAAGAAGCCATCCCAGGCATTCCACCCAGACCAAGTATCGTTTGGGAAGATTTTCAGTTTGTTCCTTCTCCACAGATTGCCGTTGGCGCGCCAGTTACCTGCGCTGGCGTGGATGACTATATTTCCAGATTGGGCCAAATCTGTCGCGATAATATTGTCGGTAAAGACCAGACCAGCATTTCCGGCGTGGAGAAAGCCGCCCTCTATCGAATTATTATTCCCCGATAGATAATTGTTTTGCATAACCCAGTTCACATACTGGGTTGTTGTATCCTGCAATGAGATGTTGCTTGTGTTGCCAATACCAGCAATCGTGTTGTGTCTGAGCAAGACGTTAGATGGCGCCGCACCGCCCGTATAATATCCGATACCATCGGTATGATCACCAGAGGGCTGGATGAAGTTCCAAAACGCTCCGCCACCGCCGACTGGATTATGAGCGGTATTGCTACCGGCGATGCTTGAATAAAGGAACCCATCTGATCCTAAAACAAGCTCTCCAGCATTATATGTAATAGCTCCATTCCAACTCGGGGGCGCTTCAAATCTAAAATCATGCACCCAATTATCAGTAAATGTAATTTGTTGGGTAGAGCCCGACGCTATGTTGCCGTAACACGCTCCGCCCCACATATCACAATGATCTGCCGTAACGATGCCATTCCCGGGGTTAAGGGCCTGCAAATATCCGCTCAGATACGGTATCCCAAACCCCACTCCAGGAAATTGAGTTCCGGTTCCTGCGCTATTAGATGGCCAAGCAACTCCGGGAGGTGACGAAAACCCAGGAGACGCAACGCCCCCCGTTGTGGCGTTGCCAGAAGTAGCAACCCTAGGCGTCATACTGCAGTAAGAAAATGTTATATTGTTTGAGCCGCTCTTGAAGCATTCAACAGAAAAACTGAGAACATTGTTGCTCTGAAATCTACATCCCAAAAACGTCACATTGCTTAGAGCAGGGCCTCCGTCCCCGCCCGTGGTAGAGATGGAGTGTTCACCAAAGTTAGAACCGGCAGAGTCAAAGTCTAAATACGAAATGATAGTAGGATTACTTGGAGACGGCCCGCTTATGATAACTCCGCCGCCAGAAATACCAGAGATAGTAGAGGCTGCAAGAGCGGGTAGATTGGTCGGATTCGCCAAGCCAGAATAAATACCGGTGCCGTTCTGGAACGCCCCTGGCCAACCAGGGGCTGACGCAAACCCCACCGGATTGCCTTGCTGCCCTGGGAACCCAACAGATAGGACTGGAAGCTGGATCGGGTACGTTACATGAACCTGGACACGTCGTAGCATCAGAAACCATACGTCTTGAGCGCGTAGGCACGCTCATTGGCCTCTTCTAATACTCTCTGAAACGGCACGCACGTAAACCCAGCTCCAGTACACAGCTTACAATGCATTTTCATGCAACTGCGGCAGAAGTTTCCGAAGTCGTCCGGGTTAGCCAATGGTGGCACACGCGTCACCCTCTGACAATTCGAGCACGTAAACGTGTCGTGCTCGTCCTGCCTGCCATTCGGCTGATAGATGACACCGTAGCCACCGGGCCTAAACATCGCTTACTCAGTATGGGTAACAGTAACGATGACCGTACTGGAATAAGAGGACGCCACGGGTGAGCTGGCACTAATCGCCAATCCATTGACGTTTGTTGCAGGCCAATAGAGTTCGGAGCCCGGGACCGGCATCCATCTATAGGAGGCGCGTTGATTAATTGGTATGCCATATAGAAGATTTGCGGCCGTATTGAACCCCGTTGGACTAGCACTGTGGTTAACTCCAGCCACAGTTCCAGCGGCGCGCCAGCCTGGTTGGGTTGGTTTCGGCAAAGGATTCGATCCAGCGGTGCCGGCGGTTGTACAGGAAGCAATTTGCCAAACAACATCACCATCCGTCGTGGATGGGGCACCATTCTGACCGATTGACATATCGATCAAGCAACCCTGAGTCAGCGTTGCGGTGGCGGCCGTGAGCGCCAATTGGGTCTGCGGTGTAGAGGTCATGCTGGTCGGTGCAGTTCCGAGCAGGTTGGTAGTCTGAAAATTAGCCATTCTAGTCTCCTGAGTAAGTTTTGTTTGTGTTTAAAGCTTCGCAACTTTAATGCTGACGATCTTGCCGTTTTCGTTGCGTTTAATAATGCGCGGACCCAAAAGCGACCTAGCTAGTCCCCTTTGGGATGCGGAGAGGCTCTCCAAAGCGCCGGCAAGTTTGTTAATAGAGGCTGACATTTCCATCTGAATTTTCGCGGTCAGATTGATGTGACTATTAAGACTTTCCATAAGGCTCCGCATAGCCTCGTCTGTTTTGTCTTCGGGAAACGGATCATAATCTACCGGTATGCCATCTTCGTCTTCGTCTTTAGCCATCAGGCTACCCGCTTGTATTTGCCGGGTCGCTTGGAATCCGGCTTATAATAATTGCCATTCCTGGCGCGCCTGCCACCGGTTGGTTCTTTGCCGGCCGTCTGAGCACGCTTGGCCTGAAGAGATAGCTTTAATTCCGCCATCTTGTACTCGTGTTCCTGGGCGGCCTGATGCAGTTCCATATGCATCTTTTCTTTTTCAATCGCCCTATCTTCCTGGCGGGCCCGCTCGTCTTGTTGCGCATTGGCGATTTCCGCCTGCGCGTCCACCCTAGCTTTTGTTATCTCTGCGTTAGCCTCTTCCCTGCGAACGTTCTGATCGATCTGTGCGGTCTGAAGAGCAATCTGATTTTTCTGCTGATCGCTTTGTGCCTTAACCTGCGCCGCTTGCATCTTCGGGTCAGGCTTCTGCGCCGCCTGCTGGAACATCTGATCCAAGTCGGTGCGAAGGTTCTGGGGCAGCGGAAGGAGCTTAAGAATAACCTGCGGCGGGACCGTTCCAGGAGGCAGGTTTTTCAATTGATCGAGAGTGTCCATCATGACGTTAGCAACGTCAGGGCCCTCATCGATGATGATTTCTACATTGACCGCCCCTAGGCGATTAAGCCATGCGGGCCTACCAAATTCATCCTTGGTCTGGCCATTAAGCTGAATGAGCTTCATGGCCTGGTCATTGCCGGCGTTTACTCGTAGCCAGCGCTCGTTGGTCCAGGTTGTTCTGACAATATTCCAGACGGCTCGATAGACCCGGAGCTTCCAATTACGATAGTATTTAATAAATGAACCCAGCTCGGCAATGCCGGCCTTCTGAAGCATGTTGATGGCAACACCGGAGTGACTTGACGGGTCAATGGCTTGTTGCTGGTCGGGCATGATGTTGGCAAAGCTGTCTATCTCCTGACGGGCGTCTTGCATGAGACCCAATTGCGCTTGAAGGTCGGGCTGCCAATCATCTGGCTCGACTTTCTTGCCCGGATTGACTTCCAAAAGCCCGTCAGGTCGGGCCCACTCAGTTCTAGCTCTTTCTGTATCGTCGACAGCGCCCTTTTCCATGACAAGACGACGCGTGTTCGATATGAATAATGCCTTCGAGCGTCGCTGATTAAGCTCATCCTGAGGGCCTTTAAGGTTTCTGGGGAAACCATACCGATCTCCATCGTGATCCACTGCCGCAGAGAACATGATGTACCGGTTCATTGGCCGGTTTCGTTCGTCTATAAATGGGCTCACGCCTTGGGCTAGGAGAACCCATGAGCAATAGAAGGCCCAATACCATTTGCCTTTATATTTATACCAATGTTCGACCAGGCGCAGGCGCTGTTCGTTCACGTATACCCATTTAAATTCTCGATCAGCATGGGTTGTAAGATCAAATCCCGTATCGACCATAAGAGTCCTGAGTTCTTCCTCTTTATCTGGAAACAACTCAACTGCCGATTCCACGTCCAGCCACTTTGCAATGCCCATGTAGCGAGCATCGGCAAAGTCTGGTTTGAATGATCGTGGATCGTAAAAGAAATCATCACCGAAGATGAAGTCTCCAGAAACGTCAGGGTCTGTTTGGTCTCCAGGTACGAGTTTAAGTTCCAGTCCTCCGATTCCTTCGGTCGCGGCTTGCTTGCAGATTTCGAAGTCCAGATATTCGAAATCCATCCCATCGAGGACCGCCCTTATGCTCTCAGTCGCGAGGTCTGCGCCCGCTTGCGCTTGCGGGTTTCTGGGGAAAGCTTTGGGGTCTTGGCGGAGTTTTTGGACAAGACCGACGATGCCATCAATTTTACGGTTCGTTCGATTGAATGTAATAATGGGCTGTCGTCTGGTACGAAGGATTCTAATTTCTTCCGGCGTCCATTGAGAGCCGTGGTAATAGTGACGAGCCACTTTTTGTTCTTCGTATTCCTGTACTTTGGTCGAGAGATAGTCAATATACTGTTGCCGAAGCCTCGATACCGGAAAAAAACCGTCCTCATCACTGGTATAGTCATAATCGTCCGGTTGATTGGTCGTCCAGTTGTGGCCAACAGTGCCTCCTAGGGAGCGAAAGTTCTCTGCCATTTATGCTAACGCCAATAAGTAGCCCATTCGGTCATGCTCTTGCGCAACACGATTTATAGCCTCGTGAGCTTCTTCTAATGTCTTGAACCGAAATGCCATCGGCGCCCCAATGAATGGCGTACAAACAAGTCGGAACGGATAATGATCCCCACCGCAGTTCTCAATGTGCCAAGTTTCCTGGACGGTTTCAGTCGGGACGTTGGGCATTATCTACCTTCTTGATGGCATCCAGGACTGCCACAACGACTTCGCGCCACTTTTGTTTTGAAGGGCAGATTTCCCAAGTACCACCGGTAGCCTCGCAGGCCAACATTGCCAGCTTTTCGACCTTTTCAATCTGAACGTTTGGCATTGCGCATTTCCATCTTATCACTCCGGCAAGATCGCATCCGTATAGCTTTCAGTATCCAGAAAATCAGCGTCTTCCACATCGTATGACCACCCAACGGGAAGCGCGGCGTTATGGGCTATCGAAGAGAGTCCTCGGACAACGTCTTCAACATCCAATTCAAAATGGTCACGAGTAACCGTCTTTGAGCGGGTGCCAATATAGAAGACCATTCCGAATTTTTGTCCGCCATCACGCTCTTCTGTATAGAGCGCAACTCGTCCACGTCCCGTTCGAGCGAGTCCTTCGTTAATTCTCGCTTCAAGCTCTCGATCTTGCTCGGTGCAGGTTGCATTGGACTGAAATAGCCCATGGCGAATCATGGTTTCTTCAAAAGCCTAATAACAAGCTTGGTGTCAAAGAGCGCGGCCTTGGCTTCGATCCACCGCGCAGCATCATCCGCGGACTTGAACGGACCGTAGAGATTAATCTTGGACTGTACTGCAAACATTATAAGCCGCCTGCACCCGGATCCCACGGATCTGGCGGATATTTGATGTCACTGTAAATCACCCCGCAGAAAAACATAAAGCAGACTATAAAGAATACGATTTCACTCATCCGCGAATCCCGCCCGATTGTGTCACCGGCAGCCCGGCAGGCGTGGGAAGCTCCGAAGTCGGCTTATCCATATTGATGGATCGGCCACAGGTCGGACAAGTAGGACTGGGTTGGCCCGCGGCCTTGCCGGAAATCACACCGCTTTTGAGCAATCTGTCTAAATCAGCCATTTTTAGCTTTCTTGCCTGCTTCAAATCTGGCGAGTTGCTCAGGTGTCCATTGGTGGCCATCCCAGAAAGCCTCATCAATATCCCTAAACGTAGTCAGGCCGCCCACGCGATCAGCCTCGATTGGCTTCTCCGTGAGCCACTCAAATGGTCTTGAAGCTGTCGGTGACTGGGTCATCCTTATTCACCCGGTAGTCTTCGAACTTGAATTCTTCCTCGATCGGCTTCGACTTGAGCCAGGGCCTCGACATACAGGCGTAGCGCCATTCGTCCGCCGCATGGTCTTCAGAATTCGTATCAAGGTCTTCCGCTCTCTTGATGTCATGCTGTAGGACGGGGATGGTTCGAATGGAATCCACGCAGGTATTAAAACACGCAATCATGCCTCCCACCAAACGCTGGCGCATTTCATTCCAGCCGGAAAGGGCCCCGCGGCGATCGTTGGTCGACGGAACACGCTTATTATCCGCCTCCCGAAAGGGCATCATCTTCTTCTTGATTAGAACGTCGTTTATTCTCTCGGCGATAGACGGTCCACCATCTTGCTTAAATGTTGAAGGATCGAGGACAGCATCAGACAGTTTTGGATCATCAGATTCTCGATCCGCGATACCTTGGCCAACAGCGTCCGCTGTGAGTTTGCCTCCTTGGGCACCATACCACTCGCGATAACGGACGATTGCACCCCTTGGCAAAACTCGTGTAGCTCCGCTTTCTCGGCTTCCGTCAACTCCAGCCACTGCGAAGTCTCCGATTCTATCAACGGTGTGGTCGTCTTGGACGACTGCCCACCATCCGATGGAAAACGGAGAATTTGAGCCCCAGTCTGCTGACCTGAATCTGATCCAGTCTTGCGGGATTTCGAACGGCGCGATGACATGCCTTGCCTCACTCCAACAGTCGAAGTATGCGCCCTCGATCGCTGTCCAGTCACCGTCTATCCAAGCTTTTGAGAGCTGCTTACCAACCAACTGAAGCCGGCTGACGTACATGGGATCGCGGTCTAGGAGGATTTTATTGTCGGTGATGCGGGACGGGATAACGGCAATACGGTGAATATCGCCATTTTCCAGCGTTGTATTGATGAGCTTAGGCTTCGAAGGGAACGGTATAATCTGATACTTAGCAGCCACCCAATGCTGCCCAACGCCACCGGGATTGCCAGTAAGAATAAGCTGAACAGGCACGCCATGAGCAGAGCGCAGCACGCCAAATAGCCGCTTAATAGCAATGGGATCAGAATAAGTTCCGACTTCCTCAATCCATGCATCGGTAACGTTGCGGCCTTGATACTCATCCGCATCCGAGATCGATTCAAGGTGGGCAAAGGTAACACGTCCGCCGTTTGGCATACGCCATTTGGGCGTGGGTGACTCGACAAATCGGCCGCCGAGCGGTCCATATATCTCTTTAGATCGTTCGATTGCATCAACAGCAGAGACGGTAGTTCGGCGGAACATGATGGCGTTGAAGTGCTGGCCGTATCTTCGCTCTTTGAGGGCCCACTTACCCAGAACGCCATCAGTTTTTCCGCCACCTCGAGCCCCACCATAGAACACTTCGGGGTAGTCGCACTTAATTAACGCTGTTTGTGGTCCCGGTTGGGGCGTCCACACCGGCAAACTCTTTTGCCCATTCATCTAGTGTCATCGGCTTGTCTGCAATGTGATAGATAACGTTCTTTTCAACGTTGTGATCGATTTGGGCAAGACGCGGATGCAGATAGGGCGCCGCATCCTTGGCCGCCATGTAGCGCATCATCTTGGGCGCCTTCTCATCCCGAAGAATTTGAAGCATGTACTCAAGTGGCATGATGCCTTGCTTTGCAGCAGCTTCCGCAAAGTTTTTGGCACGCCTCTGGGAGAGACGCTTGTGAGCGTTTCCCCCAGAGGGATTGCCACTTTGACCAGGCTTGAACATCAGGAACGCGGCCTCATGAGAACCCAAGCCATCCACATAAGCCAGAACACGATAGGTATCGCCACTATGCCGAATGCTCGGACAAACTCAGGTGTGGCAATCCCTATTCCTAGCTCACTCATGAGATCAGTTCTGCAACCCGCTGGATAACGCGCTGGATAGCTGTTTCCTTTTCTTCTTCAGCTGTCGCAACCTGAACGTGATCCATAACGGATTGCCCAGGAAGTGCCTCAATTCCCATTTTGGGAAGTTGCAGCACGCTGCACTTCTGACCCGGAATCAGGTTATGAACGAGAACCCGCGAGCCGTCCGGAAATTCCAACGCGTCGTGATGCTGGTGGGTCTTTTCGCGGTCAATCTCGGAGAATACCGCTACATTGTATGGAAGCGTCTTCGCTTCACAGGCCCAGCCGCCGATACGGATGTTCTCATCGAATCCAACTTCCGTACCTTGCAGAAGGCAAACCGCCTCATTCGGGTTGCCACCCTCTTGGGTGAACCCGCGCGTGACGGTGGTTGAGAACCCGGTGGCGACAAGCTTTTCACCTACAGTTGCGGGATGGGAAAGCAGCATTTCGAGGCTATAATCACACATGTGTGTAATCCTCGTTAGGGGTGAACGGGGGCAACAAGTGGTGGAGTGCTAGGAGTGGCCGGAGCCACAACCGCTTTATCGGCTACAAGCTTGCGATCGGGAAACCGATCTTCACGGACGCGACCGTCGGGCAGACGCTCAATCACTGGCACATCGGCAACGTCGGTTAAGCGGTCCGCTGCAACCGCTACTTCAAAGGCATTCTGAGCCGCCAAGCCGCCCTCATTCGTGTCGATGTATGCGAGGACTGCCTTTTCAGCTGCTACCCAGAGCGGAGTAGCTCGAGATGCATCTGGTAACGCGCGAATGACTACAAGCGCCTCTTCCGCGGTGTAGACGACGGCCACCTTGCCAGGCTTATCGCCAGATATCGTATAGCTTGGGAAAGGATGCTGCTCGACGACCGGCTTGCCGGCGACGATTTCCTGGAGCTCCTTGATGTGCGCCGCGGTAACCGGGCCGCTGTGCTTGTACTGGAATTGAAGCGTAGCTAGGAAATCAGCGAGTCGAGTCTTTTGGTCTGCCGGCTTGGGCGCCTTAGCTGCCGGCGCAGAAGCAGGGGTATAGGGATAATCAACCATAATATTCTCCTTTAGGTTCCATCGCGACCCTTAGGGCCGCCGTAATAGTGTTTGTTACCAGCGTTGCCGCCGCCCTTGCCGCCGGTGGTGACGGGGCGCTTACCGCGCACCCCGACCTTGGCGCTTCCACTCCCACTGACGTTGCCGCCGGCAGGGAATTTTGGTTTCTGATAGTATTGATCGATCATCTTCGGGCCCGGTACGCGGCTGGCATTCACAGCCCCGCCCTTGCTGGGCATCGATCCAGCACGGTCCGCCTGGGTTGCCTTGCTGTTGATCACGTCAACGTCGTGAACGCCAGGATCGTGCGCCTTGCCCTCGTGTTTCTGCTTGCTATCGAACTTCGCCATCTTGCTGGGCTGGGCACGCGTTTGGTTTAGAATCGAGGGCTTGAACTTCGCAGCTGCCTTGGCGGACACCAAGCCAAGCTTGAGCGCGTGGTTTACTGAAACGGGCATTTTAGTCTCCTTCAATGCCGTGCTTTTGCGCGGCCTTATCTGAAATCAGTCCACCCTTGCGCATCTTCTTGACGCGCTTTGGAAGCTTATTGCCCTTCGTGGCAGCGTCCCATTCCGCAACTACCTTGGCACCACCAACCTTTTCGGGGTGCTCATGAAAGTAGCCAGCCTGGGCTTGGGATTTATACGGCATTGTGCTTGAACTTCTTGCACCAACCCCAGGGAAGAATCGAGCCCTCGACGATCTCGCATCTTCGCTCGGAGTAGTGCTTGCACACTGCGCAGTGATCTTTTCCGCCCGTGTTGGTGTAGTCGACCTCGGCCTTGGTGAGTTTAGGGGCCATCAATTGAGCTCGTGATATTCGTAAACGCCCATTGTCTTTGTTCGACGCACCCAGCGCAGCCAAGCCCAGCCCGTTTCGCAAAACACATATCCCAGACGAACTGGACGCCAAGCAAACCATGGGCCAAACTCTTGAAACATCAGTTCATCCGCCCAGTTGGTAGTTCCGCCAAGAACATTTCACTACGGAACTTTTCGCTGTTTATAACCAGGGAGTGGAACGTCATGGCAAAGCATCCAGAGGCGTCGTCCCTGTCCTCTGGGTCGATCTCCAGCAGGATATTCACCAGAACCGTTGTGATGGCCGCCAGTGAGGAGCCAGTAGCCTGGCCGTGCACGATAGCCGCGATTGCCCTAGTCAATTCTATGGCTTCTGGCGTTGTTGTGTCGAGCACTTGCGGCATTGAGTTCCTGGAAAAAGCGGGGCTTCGCACCCCGCCGCCGGCTTTTCCTGCATACGCAGAGTCGACCGGAAAAGATAAGCGGCCCTGGCGCTGCCACACCGATGCAGCATCACACCAGGGCCAAACCGACCGCGGCCCACGGGGGATGGGGGAGGGTTAGGAGCTGCGGCCGGATTTAGGGGAATGCTCGTGTTACCAGCGCGAGCAGTAGTCTCTAGCGAGACGGGATCAGGGCGCAAAACGCCACCCTGCATTTCTATAGCTCTACTGCTTCGCATAGCTTGTCAACCCGAAGTGTCTCACAAGCGCGGCAAGACCATTTCGGAGATCTGTGATGGTGGTTCCGGCCGGCAGCTGCTCCCCGTAGATGGCGATTCGACATACAGCCCTAAGAATAGGCCGACCAAGTAAATGCAATACAAAATAGCAGCTCTCGTAAGCACTTCTGGTCCGAGCCACTTCATCATCGTCCAACTCCCGTAGGGTTCTGCCTGGGATAATCCCGAGCTCCGGTGACCGCGGATGTGGACTAGGAGCATCCAACACCTGCGCCATGCGCCTCACAATCCGCGCGTATAGCCTCGCAGCTTCAAGCTCTTCATCGCTTATCAGCTTGTAAAGATTTAGCCTCCCGAGCACGTCGACACACCTCTGATCTGCCCTGATCGCTTCTGGAAACTCGCGTCTGTGTGGCTGGTTGAAAACGATCTCCCGTTCATCGGCTCGTTCGTGGACCGGTTGACCACACGGATGTCTGCGACGAATCTTGCGACTTCTTCCGGCCATTGCTGCTATCCTTTTGCAACTACGGAAAATATTGGTTTCTTTTCAATCGCTTGTATCTCCGCCATCCATTGGGGCCATTGGCAAGGCATTGTGATCTCCCGAGTTGGCCTTAGATGAGCTTCTCGAAAGAATTTCGGGGTCCATCCCAGTTGATCGAAGTATGTTTGCCAAACTTTGAACTCCTCGCTTTCGGGTATGACCGCGAACCAACTCTTGTTCGTCTTTCCGTGATCCATCGCCGTTTTGTACCAAGGGTGAAGCTTTTCCCATTTCGGATCGTTTTGCATGTTCTGCCCTGATTTCTTCGGAGGTTGGTAAGCCTGGACGCCATCCACCATTCGCCGGGGGGCCAGTCGCCTCGTGGGCAAACCCATCAAAGCGCCGCTGGCTCAAAAACCGACAGGCATGAACGGCTGGGTGATCTGGCTTAGAGGCTAGGAAAGCCTTGTAGGCCACCAACGAGGTAGTTGCGGCTTTCTGGTCATCTTCCGAAAGGCCCTTCCATGCTCGGAAAGCCTCTTTCTTCGACATGACCGGAGTTCTTGGATAGGCAATCCAGAATTCCTCAAATTCAATCGAATATCGGGTTGCTAAACCCGATGGCTTCTTTCTTTCTTTCTTATCTGTTTCTGTATCTGACTCTGACTCTGTATCTGGTGCCGTTTCAGTAACTGTTTCATGCCGTTTCCTGAAACGTTTCACTCTTTCAGTTGAAACGTCGCTTTTATATTGCCGACCATTCCAATTGTGGGGGCAGTCTTCGTCGATAAGTCCATATGATCTAAGGCTATTTATACGTTTAAGGGCTTTGCCTTTGGGTACCCTAAAGGCAATCGCAATGTCTTCAATTGGAGGAAGCTTTCCGTTATTCTTGGATGCGAGACACCAAACCATGACGAGCGTTGACCGGTCGGTCATCGATAATTTGATGAACTTTGGATCATCAATTAGATCGTCATAGACCCTAAACCATCGGCTCATGCGACCACCTCAACCGCCTTAAGACGATAGAAACCGCCCCCGACTATCCGGTAGTCGGTCTCGACGAGCATCTCGTTGATTTGATTGATGTGAACAGATACCGCGTTGATCTCTGTGTCGCGCCCATCGAACGCGATCAGGTAAACATCCGAGCGAGTTATCCCTTGATCACCAGCCCGTTGAATTAGATCAAATATCCTCGCTTGCAGCGGGGTTAGCCGCACGCCGAGCCTGGTTTCAGGCAGCGTCTGATGACAGTAGGGGCAGCATCTGGGTTTCATGTCGCCCTCGAGTAAGTGTGGGCGATCCGATCGTGATAGGGGCAGTAGGGACGGCGCTCCTCGAGATCGGCTTGGGGCGCCCCGCAGAAGAAATACGGGCCCTGACCCGATGGCCACCGGCAGGTTTTGTTAGTCAGCTCGAATATCGTGAGCCCCAGCCAATCGGGGCACCCGATCGGTTCTGGTGTATTCAGGGGAAGGGTGAATACACGGGGGCGACCACGCGGTTTCCGCGGCCAGCGACAGCGGGGGTTGCGCACTCGCGGTTGGACGCAATAATGCCATTGATAGCTTCGCGGGTCTCTCGTTTTAAGTCTGCCCAACCGCCCAAGCTTGCCCGCAATCGAGTTTCGGGTTTTGCGCATTGTAATCGCAATAGAACCGAACGAATGCCCCTCTTTGTGAAGAGCGATCAGTTGAGCAGTGTCGGCCATTGACCAGTGTTCCAACCAACCCATGATGCCTCACTCCGGCGGGAAGCCGTTTTGATTTAGGTTTGATTTGATCTCGAAGATTTGGACGCCGTGGAGGTTCTGATCGAACGCGCGGCCCGCCTCTATCCAGACTTTAATTTTGGGATAGCCGGCCTTTTCCCAGTATCTTCTGATACGAAAGGCCAGTAATTCGGCTCCGGCCGGCGTGTATGAGTTAATCTCGTCCGCCATACCCACCCCTTAAAAAAGTTTCAAACGTGAGCAATATTGAACAGTCACAGGTCTCCCCTTCGGGTAAGCGTGAAGAACGCTAGGGAGGTAGAGCGTAAGATGGGAAAATAATAATCTTTGTTTTGAATAAAGATAACTTTGACAAACCTGCGACAATCTGTCTTGCTCTTGTCACAAAGACTAGTGGCAAAAAGCAGAGGCCCCAATGCTCAGATTTACGGATGTGACGGACTATGGAAACGCACCGGAGATCATTGTCGATGGCATCAGTTCCATCGACTTTCAGTGCAATACCGTGCGATTGAATTACTTCTCTGCGTTCCAGGGAGAGAACCGGCTTATCGTATGCATCCGATGGGAAAGAACCGCTTGGATTGCGTCTCGTAAATGCTTCTGGGCAGCCACCAATGCTGCGGAGATAATCCCGACGTGGCGCGAAAGGCCCTTGGCGCTCAAGCATTAGCTTCATTCCGCAACCCTTAAGAGATCGGCGATCGGAATCCCGAGTTGCGAAGCTATAGCTTCGCGTAGTGGCGGGCGTGGCTCTCGTTGGCCACGCTCCCACCGGCAAACGGTGCCCTTTTCGACGCCCAGACGCTTACCAAGCTCGGCCTGCGACAGTCCTTCGCGGGCCCGATACTGTTTGATTGGGTGATCCATGCCCTAAAGTTGCCATAGCGGAAACGTAAAGTCAAGCTCAAAGGTTTCCACTATGGCTAACGACATTACCTGGTTTGGTGACTACGCTTCCTGGATGCCACGCGGACCTACCCGCATTGCCCCTAGGAAGCCCAGGCGTGCGTTTATTCGGGAGCGACGGGAAGCGGCAGGGCTCACCCAAGAAGACCTCGCCTACAAGCTTAAGACGACCAAGGGAACCATATCCCGCTGGGAGAATGGTGCCCGCGATCCTGGCAGTATGGCGATAGAGGCCATTGCAGAGGTTTTAGAGATCGAACCGGCTAAAATGTATGAGCGGCCGCGCCCGGATTCGATTGATGATCGGATTGCAAACCACCCCGATTTGAAGCCTGAGATCGAGCGCTTTCTCGATTACCTAATTACCCGCACCAAGAAGAGCTGAAAAAAGTTTCCGTTCTGGCTTACATTGCTATTGACTAGTGGTTTCCATTATGGCAACGTGCTTCCATCAGAACGGGAGCACGGACATGGCCTGGACATTCCTCCAAGAAGCAATCATCGCCACCGCCATAGCGCTCTGCATGGCCGTGACAGTCATCTCCATTGTTGTGCTGATGGGAGCAATCTGATGCTCGATCGCACCCGCCGCATGCACAGCCTTCAAGCCGACCTGGATGCGATGGACGAAGCGTTTGCCACGCTGAAGGAAGAATATCTCCAAGAGATGATCGAGCGCGGAGACGAAATCCGCAAAAACTTCGCGCTTCGGAAACTCTTGGAAGTGCTCCAGAGCGACGAGCAATACGACTACGACACGGAAAAGCGCGATGGCTGGAGTGTCGACCGATGCGACCCCTAACAAAAGCCGAACTACGCGAAACCATTATCAGGGTGAATATGGGCCACGCGAGGCGAAAGCTTGCGGCGCTCATGAAACAGAACCCCGTCCCCCTCGGTGAGGTTTTAGTCCTCATACAACTCTTAGCTTCTCTGGAGAAAATCTATGGTCATACCGAGCATGGCGGTTGAGCTTCCCAAAGCAACAATCACAGTTCGTTTTCGTAACGAATTGAAGACGGACAAAAGAGGGAAAAAATACGGGACTATTAAGGCTGCTGAGGGCGGTTCTTATATGGCCCATGAAGAAGATTGGAAAATCTTGGAGGAAGGAAATCAATATCAGATTGATTACCAACCGACCGAACCGGGGAAAGACTTCCCGCCGTGGATTAAAGCAGTAAGAGATGTAGATGGAGTACCGCTAACTGCACCCGTTCGCACCGCGCAACAGCCTGTAAGCACTCAGAAGGCAATGGCTAAGCAACTGAACGGGGGCGCTAATCTTGATATGTGCGTCTGTGCCCTCATGAAAGCCTTCATATCGGCAGGCAAGGTGCCGCTCGACGCCGCGGCAATCTCTAAAGCCAGAACTATTTGTCAAGCCGGTTGGCTCAATGAGATGGACGACGAAATCCCATATCCCTGAGGAACACAATGGATAAACCCGCAGCCTTCGAAGCCGTCTACTCGGATTTTAAGCTGATCAAAACACGAGGTCAGACGCAGTTTATATTTGAGGTCCCGATAGAACATTCTGACGCTGCCTATCAGTGTTTAGGCGGGATGCCTGTCCAGGGTGAAACAGTTTGGGTCGCTATTGCGCGGATCAATCATGGCCAGTCGTGATCTTGATGCCATCGGCAGAGAACGCCATAAGAATTTCAGACAATGGCGAACCAAGTTAATGCGGGCTCTCCTTAAGGATGTGGCTAACAAAACCAATGAAAACTCTTGGAAATGGGCGTTTGAATATTACGCCATAACATTTGATGACATCAAAAATGGCTAGTCGTCTCGCTATTAAACAGTACGCCATAATGAAGCGACCACGCGTCAAGAAGCAGAGCCACCTGGATTTTATCAGGTCTCTGCCATGCGCTGTGTGTGGCCAGCCGGACGCAACGGATGCAGCCCATGTGCGAATGGCAAGCCTACGCTATGCTAAGCAAATGAGTGGAATGGGTGCCAAGCCAGATGATTCCTGGACGGTGCCACTCTGTAGGCACCACCACCGAGTTCAACACGATGGCAATGAGGGTCAGTTCTGGAGCTGGTATCAGAAAGACCCCTTCGTATTAGCTCTCGCGCTGTGGAAGCACAGTGGGGATTATGAGGCCGGTCTAACCGTATTAAAGAACGCGAGGTAATCAAATGTCTCTTAGGACTTACTACTGCAAGAAACCGCTTGGTTCGATCTATACCGAAAAAAGGAAAAGCGACGGCAAAGCGCGTCGTTCTCCACAAATTGCTATTCGCCTCGAGATGGCAAGCATGCAGAAAATTCGCGCTATGGCAACTCAGCAAAAAAGATCAGCTGCTTTTGTCATAAGGCATGCGATTGATGACTTCCTGGCTCGTATATGACCACCCGCGGAATAATAGTTGTGATGTTTGTCGTGGTCGGGTGGGTGGCTCTGATCGTAGCGCTCAACTTGCCGCACTGAGAGGAAGCCGTGATTTTGAAGATCGTTGGCACAGTTTTGGTTGCTCTATGTACTCGCGCCCATACCATGGAGATGCTGAGGGCCACGCTGGCTAAGGAGGGTACCGTGAGCACTTCGACTCGCATTGGCTACATGATTGCTGAGGGCAGCTTTGTGGGCGTGATTATCTGGGCGATTTGGGCATAACATGTCCGACATTGAACTAGACCGCATCGTTACCCTTAAGCGTGCCGCCGAGCTAATGGGCGTGCACGTGGATACGGTGCGGCGAAACTATCGGGACAAGTTCGTGTGGATTTCCGACCGTTGCGTCGGGCTAAGGCTCAGGGATGCGCTGAAACTAGGTGAGCAAGGGAAGGGATAGGCGATGTCAGCGATGACAGATATGCGAGCGGCGCTGGATGATGAGCGGGCCGCACATCAAGTGTGTGTGGAAATGATGCGAGACCTGCGCGCCGAGGTTGAGAGGCTGAAAGCTGACAAAAACCAATTATGCGATGACGTTGAACGGCACCTAGAGACGCTGCGCGCCGAGGTCAAGCGTCTGCAGCACGACATTGACCGCTACATGGCAATAGCCAATGAGCATGTGAACAACGTCGAGAGGCTGCGGGCGCTTCTACAAAAGGTCAAGGAAAGCGGTTATGCCGATTTTGCCTCTAGCGATATTTCGGTGCCGCGTCACATCATCGAGGAAATCGATGCCGCGCTAGGCGAGCAAGGGAAGGGGTAGTGCCGTGAAGTATGAGAATAAGGACGAGAAGATTGAAACGCTGCGCGCCGAGAACGAAAGGTTGCGTGAGAAGGTAGAGATTTTGGAAGCCGAGCTACACGCTACAAAGGTTCTGGCAACTACCCTAGGCGAGCCTGTATATCAGGCTAAGTGCTTGGTGGATGCTGAGGTTGACCGCCTGCGGGAGCTATTGAAAAACGTGGTCGGTGATGTTGATGACTATATCCGATACTACGCTGTAGATCAGGCGAGGCTTGAACTTGGCATAGACGAGCCGGGTAAGCCACTGGGTAAGCCAACATGACCCCACTCTACAAAGGGCTTTAGCGTCATGAGTCAATATCCATCAAAAATCTGCATATCCCTGCATACGTGTGCATATCCCTGCATAGATAACCGTCTTGATGATTGGTCACGTCAGATTTGGCTTATTCTGTAGGACAATCAATATATTGGCTTTTGTGATTTTGCTGGGTAAGCACTGGGTAAGATGATGAGCACTTGGGACGATAAGCCAAACGATTATGAACATGCCATCGCCGAAATCGAGGCGCTGCAGCATGACCTTGATAGCTATATGAAGGTAGCTAACGAGTACCTAAACGAGAACGAGCGGCTGAGGGCTGAGAATATCAAGGTGTCCTGCCACTGCGCAGATTTGATCCAAGAGCTTAGAAATCATGGCGTGAGCGATGAACGACTTAAGCACATAGCTGCGCTAGGCGAGCAAGGGAAATCAGATGCTCCATTATCACAGGCCGTCGCAGAGATCCGCAAGGCGCTAGAGCAAGGGAATGGATAGGGTGATGCAATATCTCCCGCTGTGGGTGTACCGATTATTTGGCACGCGGTTGGAATTTGATAAAAACGTTATTTTCTATAGGCTCAAAACTCCGCGCCACTGGTACTATAAGCGCGGCGATTGTCGGTGATAGATATGTTAGACGCACTCATAAACTAAATAGGCCCGTCATGGCTGTGAAACTGACCGTAACAGAGGTTAATAACGCCAACTTTCAAAAGCTGCGCGCCGAGAACGAGCGGCTGCTTGCTGAAAAGGAAGCGCTTCGCGTGTCTCTAAACTTATTGGTCAAATGGCCAACCTCGCCCGACATGCTAGCACAGGCCAAACGAACGCTAGGCGAGCAAGGGAAGAGGTAGGACGATGGAAATAAAGCACGGCCCCGGGCGCATTATGATCGACAGGGCGCATTATGATGAACTGCGCACCGAAGTTGAGCGGTTGCGAGCTAAGTATGGCTCGGATTATGAGCACGTAACCCGCGACCTTGCCGACCAGATAATGGCACTGCGCGGCGAGGTAGAGCGGCTACACACAGACAACGCTCGACTTCTCCTTGAATCTCACGACATCTTATCCAAACTAAACGCTGAGAATTCGATGATGCGCGGCGAGGTCGAGCGGCTGAAGGCTGAAATCCTGATTGCCTACTGCATCTACGCCGCTGGCAGCGGTAAGATATGCGAGCCATGTTGTTGCGAAGCTAAGAAAATCCTACGCGAGCAAGGGAAGGGATAGGGCGATGGTACGAATTGGACGCATATCTGCGATGGAAGCATTCCATGAAGCCGAAGCTGAGATTGTCAAACTGCGCACCGAGGTTGAGCAGCTGAGGGCGCGGGTTTCGCATCTAGTAAAACTACTTGATGACCAGCATGGGACACCCTGCGAGCAAATCCGGCACCAGCAAGAGGTCGAGGAGCTGCGCGCCGAGAACGACCGACTACGCCAAGTCGCGATGCAGAATTACGGCTTGCGTTGACCGGTTATACGCAATCCTCGAACTGCGTATAACTAGTACAGGGAAGGCCCCCATGGATAACCACAACGAATACGAAATTGAAAAGCTGCGAGCTGAGTTGAAGGTGGCATTGGAAGACGTTGAATATTATAAGAACAACTACTACCTAGCACACACAGAATGTGCAAGGCGTGGGGCAGAGCTTACGCGGCTACAGAATATCATTAATGAACGGCTAAAGTATTCGGATTAATGTAGTAGATTACTTTATTGTCGAGTTTTTGCATTGTCGCAATTTCTTCAGTAACTCCGGCCGATTCCTTCCAGCCCTCCATCTCCGCTACTAGAAGCACCGGGAAATGTGGTAGCATCTTTCGGTTGAGCCTGATCCATATATCATCACACACATCCATCTTTGCGCAGCATGCCACCGCGTGGCCGTGGACGATCGGAGAGTAGGCCAGGATATCGTTAGCCAACAACCGCGCCTGAAGAGCTACCACATCCATGAATGCCTGATCATGTCCCTTAGGATACTTGGTATAGGGACTTGCTAGATAGACTTCCCCATAGACTCTAAGTGTCGCCAGGCTCACTTTAGTTTTTAGTTGTAGTATTTCCGACATTTTTCTTCTGCGCTTCTGGAGGAACAACATGTGATCTCACCCAAAGGTAAACCAGCTCCATATTCCACACCATAACCTTTCCATCAATGTCGGCATTGGCCATCACTTCCGCAATAAAGCTTCTACATCTTTCTTCGTCATCGACAGCCCAGGGAAACCGATCTTCTGGAGTATCGTCTACGATCTCGGCTTCGATTTCCTCTTCCGCTTCCGCCTTCTTGATCTCGGACATGGCTACACCTTAATGAGTTTGCCCCGAAATTCCGCGTGGTTTTCATCAACAATGTGAACAATCTCCGGCCACCTCAGAACCCCATCTTGGTAAGTGTGGATCATGAATCCAGCGGCCCAGTCCTTGGGTTTGTCGCGAGTATAATGTAGGAACTGCGGCCCGTAGGGATCGGCTATCATCCCGCAATCGCCGCCCCATCGTGGGCCGCGGTAATCGGAGAACCTTCTAAGATTGAGCGCGTGGAGATGCCCGGTAAACATGCTCATCCCGGACTTCACCACATTGTTGTAGATTGCGTGAATCCCTCCCGCATATTCATGCCTGTAAATCACGGTTTCGTTGATCCACGCCGATAGACAGGGGATCCAACTTGGATAATGATCCTTGAGGTGGACGCCCTTAACCTTGGCTAGTTGGGGAACTTTTTCAGCTATGACCTTCTCGAAGCGTTCATCATGGTTCCCAATAGGCCAGACAAGTTGACAGCCGCGGGGAGTTGCTTGCTCGATCTCGTATAGCCGCTCATCCGCGCACTCTATTTCAGACTGTACGCTGGGGCGCTTTTCCCAGTCAGCCCAGGATGAGGGCGACCAGTGGGATATGGAGGGGAAGTCGTGCACGTCGCCGTTAGCAATGAATGCCCTAGGGCCGAACTCTTTACAGGCCCAGATAACGGCGCGGTGGCCGGCGGAGGGTTTTTTAGCCGGCCAATAGTGGAAATCACTGGCGCAAATGACGACGCCGTTGACAATTGTAAGGTGATGGCGGTGTGGGAGATCGGCGGGGACAAAGTCGGCACGGTCACGTGCCTTGCGACTACTACCGGGCGGTTGGATTGAATAGTTTGTTAGACCTTCCAGGGCGTTTCTTCTGCGGTAGATAGCGGCCCTGGCTAGCCCGGTAGACTTATGTATGTATTCTGGGCCTTCAGTTTTGAATAGCTTTATAAACGCCTCATTAGAGAGGGCGGATTTCATACCTCATCCTAGCAGGGGCGGACAGAGTCCTAGTAAGTTTCAGTGGATAAATCGCACTGCGATACTTACAGCGACGACAATCAGGGCCCATAGTGCACTGATGGACCAGATGCGTCCTTGAATATTGGCGTGGCTTCCTTCGATCGTACGAACGCGGGCCTCCAGATTGCTCTGTGCAAGGCCAAACTCACGGCGTATTGAATCAATGGCCGCCGTCCCCTCCTTGATGGTCCACATCAAGCCAGAGAGATCCGACAGCGATTTACGGAATTCGTTCTGGGCTTCGTTGCGAAGCTGTTGCGCGCCCTCGGCCTTATCGACGGCCTTCTCGGCGGCAATCAGAGCGGCATTGACCGCCTTCTCGGCGGCCGCTAGAGCGGCCGTGACACCAGTTTGCTGGGCCTCGTACCGCTCCCGGAGCTGCATTGATAGGTCTGTTAGACGCTGATCAATGTACGTCTTGAATGTTGAGAAGTTCCATTCAGCCGCCGCCGGCAGTGCCAGTGGCGGCATTTCTGTGCTTCTCACCACCATAGCCTCACCAGGAATTACGCAGCTGGCGTATTGGCCACAACTGCGGCAGCCGCTGCATCATCGTTTGCAGTCAGTGTCGCTGTAAGTTGGTCCAAAGCAGCTTGTGTCACCGGGTCGGTCGAAGGCGGAATCGCCTTGATCAACGCGGTTAGGTTGTTAATAAGCAATACGGTGGAGTCCAGAACACTAGTGTTCCGGGTTACGCCAGCCGTGATTGCAGCAATGTCTACAGCAGCCATTTTGTCTACCTTTAGGATCTGTGAAAGCATATCAACCATACGATCCAGCTTACGGTCGATATGTATGAGCATTAGGCTATTGCCCATTGGGCAGCCTCCTTTCAGGGGCCGTATAAAATCCAGAATAGAAGGAGGGCAACCCATAATATGGTGACGACCAGCCAAATTTGCCAGTCAGTCACGGATGGACGATGAACCCGAAGTCGTGCCAACCGAGAAGGAAAAACAGAATGAAGATTAGGCCACTGCTGACGTAGACAAATGGTCCGCCCCAGTTTCCGAAGGTTGTTCCAAACCATGAGATGATCCAGAGCAGCATGATTACCCAGAAAATAAGTCCGATAGGCATGTTCATTTCCTCTTTTTGTCGATCACCACCGTAGGCGGTGACATTTCAACGTTTTTGGTCTCTTCAGATTTATCCTTGGCGACAGCTATAACCGACGGCGGCGCATCCGACGTGGCGATCACTTTCACGCCTGGAATGACGCTAGCCGCTAGAACTGTGTTTGCATGGGTATTCGCAAACCCGGACCAGATGGCCATCAGGAGCGGGATGCCCATGATAATCCAATCCGTAAGGTCGGATGCGTTGATGCCATGCGCGGAGAGATAGACCGCGAGCGGCGTGCCGGCACCTAAGACAATGCGTAGGATGCCGTTAATCTGGGCGGTGTTTTTCATTTATGTATCTTTCTGTGGCCGCGCCCCGTGTATTGCTGGTGGTCTCGAGGATCGCCCCAATGTTGATCTCGGCGGTCGTCAAACTCATGATATCGATCGTATCCACGGTACGGGTCGCCTATCGTGACGGGGCCAACCCTGATTTGTGCTGCAACGGGAGTTGCAAGACACACAAGTATAAATATGAAAAGTACGATCCTCATGGGTTTATGCCTCTAACCTTATCGATGGCCGCGACGACTTCCTTGGCCTTCTGTAGAACTTGGTCTCGGCTTGGTTCGTAGCTCTCGGCCATGCCCTGCACAAACCCGGGCAGTGCAGCGACCTGATCGTGGCGCCACTTCCAAAGCACATCGAATGCCGCATTTACTTCGGCTACATGCGTAGTCATCACGTCCCCTTGAGTGCCGGATTAAGAGCAAGTGCAACCGAATAGAGTTCCTGGGCAATGATCTTCTCCGCGGCTCCGATGGTTCCGTCAGAGGTCTGTACTTGCGCGATGATATTGGTTGCACCCTTTGCCACCAGAATGAAGGGAGCCGCCGGCGGGAATATCGCCGCTACTCCGTCGAGAATCGACGGAAGGAACGGCTGGACGAGTTTCCAGACGCCTGAGAGATCTACTTGCACTGCGGGGATTGTTGCCACTGGGGGCCTCACGGGTGTTGGAGTTGGAAGGGGTACAGGAATTGGGATCGGTATGGGTATCGGTGCCGGTATAGGCGGAGGTGGTAACGCCGGGATGGGCCCAAACGTGATCGATGAATCCAGGCCGGCCATGTAGCGCAGCATTCCAGCGCAGCCGAGCTGAGTGTCCATGACACTCGAATCAAACACACCATCGCTAACGTATTTGCCGCGCTGCTGTTCTGATGTACCGCCCCAGATGTAGGGCGAGGCCAGGCCCATGTCGGCGTAGCCGAGCCCGTTGTATTGCTCCAGAAGCGTAAGAGCGCCGCCGGCGCTCCAGTCATGCCAGGAGGAGGCGTGCGGGGGGCAATCAATCAGCGCATCCAGTGCGCCGCGGTAGAAGGCATCCTGTAGCGGTGGGTCATTTGGATGATTAAAGAACGGCCCGCGCCCCTTGGGGATATGGGTAGATACCTGGCCTAGTGGGTCACCCTGGCCTAGTTGTGCCCCAAAGTTCTGACTAGCCTCTCGTTCGTGGATGACCGCAATCACAAACCACGGGACACCGATCGCCTTGGTGATTTGCTGGTAGCGGGCCTTTGCACTTGGGGCAATCAGCCGCTTGGATACCGCCTCGAATTCAGGAAGCCGCGATGAATCGAAGTGCATTGCCGCCCAGCGTCTTTGGTTGGCATCTATCAGGTGCGCGATGTTGACCATTTAGGTGTTCGGCGGTGGAAAGAAAAAACAACGACGCAGACCGCCAGGCGTATCGCCTTCCAGAGCAATAGCGCATCGCCAGAAAGCGCCATCAGGCGAGGGTTGAGCCTCAGAGTTTGGTACAAACTCATGCACCGGATATGATTTCTTAGCAGCCTCTACGTACATCCAGCCATTGACCGAATAACCGCCCTCGACTGGAGTAACAGCGTCCTTGGATAGAATTCCGCAGTCCATCTTCCCACAGCACCATTCGCCCGCTGGATTGCGCAGCCCTCCCTCGGCAATCCAACTGTCGTGAGCCGGCAATAAAAAAGCCCCCAACAGGGGGGCCAGAACCCAATGAGCGACGATCATAACAACCCATAAATCTTGATGGTCCCGCTGGTGATGTTACCCGCAGACATCAGAAACTGAAGACCGGTTACCGCACCATTTCCGCCGTTCCACCATCCTGCCGTCGTGGCCGCAGCGGCAGTGGAGGTGTTCGTTTCGTAGGTGACTGTCCCCGTTACCTGTTTTACTGTCGTTGTGCCGTTGACGTTGTGTATGGTCAATCGGCCGCTTAGTCCTCCCCCCGCTATGTTTCCCAGTGTGGCAGTTTGGGTTACGTCAATGTAAGTCGTAACCGCACCAGCGCTGTTAAGATAGCCCGTGGTCTGAAACGTGCCGCCGCTTTGAACTTGCATCTCGAGGTGTACGGCGTTCGTGGCCGGGATCAAATTATCGAAGACGATCATGTAGTCGTTATAGGCTGTCCGAATGCTAGTCGTATCCACGAGACTGGTGGAAGCGCTAGCCGTTAGGGTGTTGATCAACGTGTACTGAATGATCGATCCCAGTGGAACCGTTACGAACTGCTGGGCCACGCTGTCGTATACGAGCACGAGGTCAGTAGGAAAATTAAGTATCGGAGGCGGGTTCTGGATGCCCAACTGGGCCATATTAAACCCGACCGTCCAGACGCCGTTTTGCTTTCCGACCGTGACCGGTCCAGAGCCGACTACCAGGGCTGGGAACGGGGCATTGAGATTGACCCGGATGTTTGCTGGGGCGGTCAATTTGTTACTCCACCAAAGATGACGGGTAATCGCCCGACGAAAACCTGTCGAGTATCGACACTATTGCTCATGGTCATGCAGGCGCTGAATGTTTGTGCATAGGAGTTATTCTGCGACGTAAACGGAAAGTTTAGAATCGTCTTAAAAACGTTTTCGGGGATCAGGATTTGAAAGAACCCGATATCGGTGATCGATATATAGTTAGCCAAGGAGGCTGTGATGATCACATCAGGCAGGCTGGTTGTTCCAAACTCGAAGAATGTGCTATAGCCGTCCCCGACGCTCTGTGGGGAGTCGGCCCTAATCTCGAATTGGAATGTCCAGCCGATCTGAGCCACCAGGACACCGCTGGATGCTGTATAGCTGGTGACGTAGCCATTGAACTTATTGAGCCCGGTTGCCGTATCCGCGATCTGTACGACATTCCCGGGGACTACATTAAGACCAGCTCCCACCGTAAGAGTAAGAGCGGTGAGTTGATTATTAATGGGCGGAACAGGAATGGTTAGTGACGTGGCGGAGGTAGTGAAGATCGAACCAAACGATACTGTCCAGGCCGATGATGTAAACGCTGCCGCAGAGTTGGCGAGCGTTGTCCCGGTTATATTGATGTTGTTGCCAGTATCGTCATCGAAAAATGAGCCGGTGGTTAGAAAGTCTTCCCGATTGGTTACTTGTGGCAGAAGATAGGTGGTTATGTACATTTTATAGCTTTATGTACCAGGTGCCGAGCATAAAGGGGCTCATATTGTTGTGCGCGGCTCCCCCGGTCGGAGTTGCGCCTCCGGGTGTTGCAGGGATGGTGATCCCGGTTACTGCGCTTCCAATGGCCGTCAGATTAGAGCCCCCGCTCGAGGGCCCCTGACCGCCAACACCATTAAAGATTGCAACGTTGTCGCCAGCATTGTGAACGTGTCCAGGGTCGGTAACGGTATGGGTGTGGTTTGCAAGTTCGGTGGCCGTTAGGGTGTGGTTGGTTTCACCGCCCGTGGCGTTTGGGGTGGTGACCCCATCTCCGCCGCCGCTGGTGACGTTGGAGGCCAGCAATCGGCCAACCGCCGAGTTGCCCATATCGTCTAAGCCGAACGGCATCCGAGCACGCCAGTCCATGAGGGTGATTTGCTTATTGGCATTGAAGTCGGCTAATGCCGACCCGCCACGACCTCCCACAACGGGGCAGTGAGCATCCGGACAGTTGCCCCACAGATAGATAAAGAGACTCTGTGTGTCGTTGTTAGCACGTCCCGTGGCCCCAGACGTGGCGCTTCCTACGGTCTGGGCATTGAGCTTGACCCACCCCGTCACGGTTTCGCCGGTGGCTCGGAACTTAATATCACCGGTGGATAGTACCGAGGTGGGGTCGACCGACGCGCCGCCCCCAGCCCCGCTGGAGGGCCCGATAACCAGGGCAGACGGGTAGTCAAACATGACCACCCCAGAAGCGTCAGTAAGCCTTACGTGTACGCTACCATTTGCCAGATAGAAGGCCGGGACGCGCCCATTAGCGTCGAGGGTTAGGGGCCACGGGTTCTGGATCGATAATGCCGTGTCTTGGAACGAATTCTGCCTTGTTGCGACCGTACCCACTTGGTAGAAATATAACTGTCCGCCTACCAATGGCGTACCGCAAACATTAGCCGCCGTTGTGCACCCCGTAAAACTGAACTGCTGGGTTAAACTGACTGGTAACGTCCCTTGGGCATAGGCCGGCACCGCAAGGAACAGCGCCAGGAGCGTCAAGATGAAACGCCTCATTTGGATAGCCCTTTTTGCCTTCGCCATACTATTGGCCGGGGACACCAGCGGGGAGGCCCAGATTCCCCCCTTGGGGTGGTGGATTGTTGCGGTCGGATGTGCCTGCCTGTACCGAAGGCGGGAGCAACAGTTGCCGCTTGACGGCCTCGCTGAGCCCGACGAGGTTCTTTATAGCGTCTCGCCCTGTGAGCCTGGCGACAGCCAGTTTAGCTGGGCTGGGGGCCCTACCATAACTCTCCGCCGCTCTGGCCCATCGAGCTATAGCTGAGGCCCCGGCCGGACGCGCTAGGGTTCTAGCCAACACATAACCACCACCTAACCCTCCCAACACCTTGGCCATATGCATCGGCTCTCCCATCGCAAGGGATACCGAGGCATGAGCTAGTTCACCGACTACCCCTCCCAGAATGACCGCCCGACCGGTGTTGGACGTATTCTGGTACTTGTCGGCGTTCTTCAGCCATTCACCAAGTCTTGCAATGTCGTTAAGGCGCTTGACGTGGTTGGGGTCGGTAAACAGAACACCCTTGGCCTGATCCCCCATCTTGTTCCAGTTGGTGGTGAACTTGTTGAGGCTGAATTCACCTGTGGTGGGATTGTGTCCGAGCTCCGAGAGCGCCGTCCCTGAAATCTGCTCAAAATCCTCTTTGGGCATGGTGGCCCGGAGTTGACCCAAAAGCTTGAGGTTGCCAGTCTTGTCGTTGGCAGCCTTGACGAGAGAGCCCATCAGGCCCTCTTCACTTCGTATATCCGTTAACTGCTGTAAGGTTTTGTTCTGCTCGATGAATTGGGAAGCCCAAGCATTGGCCTCCTTCAAAGCTGCCGCAGCCTCCGCCGGCTTGCCCCTAGCATTCTGCCTGACGAGCGATTCCATATCTTGAGACATGGCCCCACGGAGACGGATTAAATCTCCCGCATCAAATCCCGGGTTGGCCTTACCCCATTTGATTTGATTACTAAGGGCAGTGCGGGCCCGCTGTAGGCCATTAAAGCCAGCCCCCCCATTGTCAGTTAGTCCCTTGACATCTTCCAACCCGGCAAGCGGATTCTGACTCCCGGCGCCGGCTCGCTCCTTAAGAACCGCTTTTAGAGTTGCCGTTGTGCTTGGTAAGGGGACTGGCTTTTCTGGGTCAATCATTCCGCGAAGATTCCCAAAAGCCTCGTTTATCCTCACATTGTTGCTATCGATAATGCCCTGTAATGAGGGCCTTACAATACCGCCGGCACCCGCCCTACTGTTCACGCCCTGCGATAAATCACTAGCGATGCCTTGAACGTTTTCCCCGGCTGCCTCGACAGCCTTATTGACCCCCTCGTCAATCTTGGCTCCGACCTCTGGAAACTGACGCGCAGCCTGTGTAACAGCCTGTACGCCCTTATTAGGGGAGGCTATGCCCACCGGTAAGGGAGCTTCCAACTCATTAGCTGTGCGAGCTGCCGCAACGTTTGGAGCCTCACCTGTGGCCCCCCCTCGCATTTTGACGCCAGGGATAGCTAGGTCCCCCGACCTCACGGCAGGGTTAATCGGGCCAGCAACCATGGCAAGATCTGCCGAGCGCTCGATGGCCTCCTTGCTTAGAGGATCTACCTTGCCGGCGTAGACATCCCCGGGAAGCGTCACTGCTCCGACTGCCGCGCGATATGCCTTCCCAGCCCCCCCAATAAGGGACGGATACTCCGGCGGATGCTCAAACCGATACTTCACCTTCCCTATAAAGTCTGACGGCTCCTTAGCCTTTCCTTCCACTGGAGTATTCGGGCCTCGGTCCTCATAACCCGCGAATGGGTCTGCCTTAACCTCTGGTTTCGCCGGTCCGTTATCAGTGTAGCCGGCGAAAGGATCAGAGGGCATTCGAGTTGGTTCGCGGATTGTAGTCTATCGGGGCCGCCGTGGCCGCATTCGGTGTTGGTCGCTTGACGGTAACCGTCACTGGACCATGTGTTTTGATTTCACCGGATGGTGTACGGAATGGCATCCCGTCGCTCCACCCAATCCGGGCAAGATCATCCGGGGTTCTAGCAAGTGGAGGCGCGATCCTACGAACATCCTTCAACTCTTCCGGGGTAAACAGCGGGTGCTTTTCGATCCAGGCGGATTTCATCTTGTCAAAGCCCTGATCCAAATGGCCGCCGTGGGCTTCTGAATAGTCTTGGGCAAGTTGCTTGATCGGCAGGGTCCAACGAGAAGCGAGCCGCATTCCCATTTCGGTTAGAAGACGGTTTGCCGCCGGGGTGTTCTCGGTATTCTGAGCCGCCTCTTTCATGGTGCTGATTTCGCTGTTGCGGACCTGGCCTAATCCTTGGCCACCGAGCGATCTAATCTGTTCAAGGATTGCTGTACCGACAGCCTTCTTGAAGCCCTCCATCGGAAGGGCTGCATTCGGATCACCGCCGAGCGAGGAGATGACTCGCTTTAATTGGAGGTCATACTTGGCCGTCGCCCCTGAATTAAAGTCGGGGTCATCCATGAAAGCCTTGGCCAGATTCAGGGTCTGTACCGTATTTTCGGCTTCCTCGCCCTTACGCTGGGTTTCGTCGTATATTTTGTCATAGCGATCGGTTGTGGACTTTTGTTTGGTTCGAATATCTTCCTCGGTAGTCAACTGTTGCTGTTTCATCGCCTCGCTGCGGCGAGCGATATAGTCTTCCCGCTGTTTTAGTTTCTGGGTTATTTCTGTCTGGACTCCCTTACCCATTCCCTCGCCCATAGTACCCATCGCACCTAGACCAGTGAGTTTTTTGTTCAGCTCACTAAGCCGCTTATCTATTGCCTGCACATACGGCTCAGTCTCCGGTCCCTCGATTGGGCTTCTAGTCGGAGCCGGACCCTGCGGGACGCTTCCTCGGTTCTCCGGGCCAGTTGGGCCGCCTTGGTTAGCAGAGCGTTCATCCATAGAGACGCGCGTAGGAGCTTCCCCACCCACATTCGCGGGGCCGGCGCCATTCTGAGATGATGACGCCATAAACGGCGCATTACCAACCGCGCCGGGTGGCTGTTCAACTGGAGCAGGAGAGGATGTGCTGCCGTTGCGGTTGCCGCCTAATTCAGTCTGGACATCCCGCTCTGCTTGCGAGGCCCGGGCTTCCCGGGTTGTAGTTTCGCCTCGGCCGGGCAATCCATCATACTGACCTATGCCTACTCTCTTGGCCCCATGGAAAGGTCCCCAGCCGCCTTGCGCCGCCTTCTTTATGGCGTAGTCGATCGCTGCGTCTTCATTCTTGGGGTCTCTGGGGTCTAACCCTGTATCCCGCTGAAAGTCATTGCCCATTCCACCCTGGGTATTGAGCTGGAAGGCTCCCCAACTGTCCTCACCCTTGATGCCGGAGGCGAACTGCGTCAATCCTTCGGATTGCGCCACGCGAACAGCCGTTCGTGGGTCAACCCCGTACTTCTGGGCTGCCGCCATGATAACGGGTATCTTGCCTCTCGGGTCGCTAACGTTGCTTGCAGGCTGGGCGGACGGTTGTTGGCTAAAACTGGCCTGTGGAGAATAACTACCTGGCTGTTGTTGCCCAGGCGGTGGTGTCCCGAATGCCTCCTGAAATCCTCTCTGCGCCCCAGCAAGCTGCAAATTCATCATCTGGTTTTGAAGGTTCTGCTGCCGAGACTGTTGATAGACCGCCCCGAGATTACCCAGCCAATCAAAGTTGGTCTGCGGGTAGTCTTCGACACCTGGGGCTTTATTGAAAACAAAACCAGCCGCGCTAGGCATTATTTAGTGCCCCCGAATCCACTGAATAAACCACCGCCGGCCGCGCTAGCACCGCCCTTGGCTAGGTTGCCGAATAGGTTCCAGAGCTGTCCAGACTGAGCAAGTTGGGAGTAGTCCGCCTGAGCCTGAGCATTGCCCTGCCCTACCGCGGAGCCATAGGCCGCCTCGCCGGCGCCCGTGTAGTTGGAATTGAGCGCATTACCCAGATTGCCGTACTGTTGTCCCACGTTCGCGGCGTTTTGTGTTCCGTAACCCAAGAAGGGCTGAAGTTGATTCACATAATTGTTGTAGGTCGTTCCGGCCAAGCCCTGATTAAAATTGGCGAGGTCAAGAGCATTATTGCCAGAACCAAGTTTGCCGCCCTGAGCGTTAGCCGCGTTGATCGCATTGTTACCTTGCTGTAGTTGGAACTGATAGCCGGGAGTGTTCGAAAGAAGCGCCGATATATCCTGTCCACCCTGAGCCCCTCCAGCTCCGCCTATACCAAGCAATTGAAGCAGCTGGTTGGTTCCTGCGTTGGCCGTGCCAACATTTTGCAATGAGGGTTGTAGACCGGCAGTGTAGTTCTGTGTAAGCGCTCCACGGCCCTGACTAGCGTCCTGCTGGTATTGTTGATTAGCCTGCTGGTAGGCTTGGATTTGCGCATTGGCGGCGTTGTTTGAATCGCTATTAGAAAAGATGTCAAAGAGACCCATTAGAGCTTCCTAAATGTTGTCTTCCCAACCCATGCAAGAAATCATCGCAGCAGTGGTTGTCGCCACCGACACTGTGGTGGTTTCCAGAAGCAGCCAAAAATTGTGGACGGTAGCGTTAGCAGTATCACTGCAATTATATGGCCAGGGCAGACCATTAGAGCCGGCCGGCCCGTTGTTGACTCCGCTATATGACTGACTCGGAGCTACTTCACTCTGAGAGCCACCGCCGGCCTTGTAATCGTTATTGGCTATCAGATGAATGTGAGATGCTGTCGTGGGAACATATTTTCCATTACCGCTAACGGTTACAGCCGACAGGGTCGGGGACGTGAGCGAGTATGTTCCAACCGTTCCGGATGCGATTGGGCCAGGTGTCGTTGTCGTTGTCGGAGTTCCGCTGGCTAGTCCCTGTACGTATTGCGCCCGGCGCCCGAGCTGCCATGTACCGTAAAGTGTAGCAGTGGCATGGATCGTTTGAACGGCTCCGATCCTACCAAACATCGTATATCCCGACGGGAGGGTAGGAGCCGTCGAGCTGAGCGACGCAAGCGTACCAGGGCTCGCCCCGCCGGCCTGTGCGATTGCAAAGATGAAGTACCACTTGTCGATCGCAATCGAGCCAGCATCAAGTTTATTGACCGCACCGTTGGTGGAAAGATCACACGTCGCACTGACCACAATTTGCTTAAAGTTTGTCCCATCGGAGACAACCACAAAGTCTGCCGCAACCGCTACCGTCGTGGTAGTCGCGACCTTGATCGAGAGGTTCTTAAAACTACCCTGAATGCCACCGCCGCCCAGCCCCGCAACGGTCGTCACCAAGCCCGCTAGAGTCGCGTCATCGGTTCTAACCGTAAGATCAAGCGAGGCCCAGTATTCGGCCCACGCCTGCGTCCAGTTGTTCGGGTCACCCTTAAGTATGTTAGATGTTGCTTGCGGTTGTGGTTTGAGCGCCATCACGCACCGACCTGGCGCGGGTCACTACTCTGTGTTGCCTTAAGGAAGGCCGTATAGACCGCGTCGCTTATATCAATCCGCCAGCGTGTCCCCATGGGCCCCGAAAGACCCATGCTCTTGACCGATACCCGCTGACGCCGCGATCTCTGCTGCTCCCCTAACGCGCGCAATAGCGGATTGCCCCAATTGTTACCGCCGTCCTTAGAGACGGAGACCGCAACAACGGGAGCAATTTCATTGACCGGATTAGTCACGTCCACCGCAATGCCCCCGGAGGTCCAGGCATTGACGAACACGGTCCCGATCAAATCTATGTGGAACCCATCGATAACGTTGATCATCCAGGTTCCGTTGGCCTCCGTCGTACCGCCAACGCTAGAGACATTGACCTGATCGCCAGTTAGAACCTGGGCAGTGTTATTGACTTGTAGACGTACTACCCCGCCAGTACCGGAAGCGGTTCCCTTGACCGTCAAGGTTACATTATTGACGGCTTGCCCGACACCAAACACGAAATCAAAGTCGGCCCGGGCTATTCTGGTTTGGAATGGGAACTCGTCAACTGGCCCAGATTCCATCCGAAAGAGCTGAGGGGCTCCATTCTCGGTGTAGTTGGTATCATCGACGAAGAACAGATTTCCGCTTTGAGCGTCCCCCATGAGCCATTTGCCAAACGCAGGGTGACCGCCTGTTCCCCGCCATCGAGACTGTGCACCGCTAGATGCAAGTAAACTTGTTCGTTCGTTCCACTTTTGAGTAGAGAGGTTGAATTCCCACGTCGTAAGCGCATTGTTTGACGTGCATGACCAGAACTTTTTCCCTGCGAACTCATAAACACCTGCCTCCAGTAGATCACCGGCGCTAGCCCTGGTTTCCAGGAAACGGTCCAAGTCAGGAGGACTAATCTTTGTCGGCTGGAATGAACCCCACGTCAGTTGATACACCCCGAAGTCTTGCGCGACCCATATCAGATTGTCGAACCCAGTCTCCCAACCAGCAATCGCATTGGCCTGAATCAGACCATACGGCATAGTCGTTAGGCGGTTGTATGGAAACGCTGGAGCCACATTCGCAGCGTCCTGCCAGATTTCGCATCCGCCCGTCGTGAACAGAAATAAAAGCCCGGAGTATGCGATCCCTCTCAACAGGGCCACATCTGACTTTGACTGGGCTGTGATGAAGGTGAGGCTGTTCTGCGTCAGCGCATTTAGCCCGCTTGCGAAGCATCGCCCGTCACCGATGGTGAAGAAGAAATATCCATCCTGGAAACATACAGAGTTGGGCTGGGGGAGATTACCTCCGCCATTGTATGCAGCCGGTGCACCGCCGCCAGTAGAGCTAAATGCTCCATTTGATATGTCGACAATAACGACGTTGGGAGTGGCTGCCTGATTACGTGCGATAGAAACCTTAAGCGTTCCTCCAATCGTCCCAAGGCTCGTAACGTTTCCCAGTGCATCAACCGTTGAAAGATTCCCACTCCACACCTCGTAACTCAGATTGTTAACGATCAGACCGCCTCGATAGTCAGTCTGGCCAGTCGCTACACTGTTGAACTGACTCAACCCCGGAGACCGTCTCCAAACCGCCTTGCTAGGCCCGCTGGGGAGTTGCGGATCGTCCAAGGGTTCCGAGTAACAATTCACGAGGCGTCCGGCACTCTCTTGCGTCGACGCCCCGGGGAAGCTCGAAAGCGGCCACCGGATGGGGGCGGGGCCTTCCGTAGCCATCAGAAGTAGGCCACCTTAACCGCCTCATAGGTCGGTCGGCCACGAAGCTGTTGCTTCAATGACAAAACCGCATTACCCGCCCCAAACGGAACTTGGGACGGGGGCCCTCCAAGACCTTGGGTCTTGTAGTTGATTTGATCCTGCGGGGTGGCTCCGAACTTGGCGGCAGCCTCGCCGGTCAGAATATCTGCTAGGTCAATGTACCAAGCCCCTGGGATATTCGACTGATCGGCAACAGGAACAATGTCCAATTGGTTTAGCTTGCGCAAAACGGGGTCGACTAAAGCCTGCACATATGAAAAGTCCTCGGGGTCCACCGGCTGGCCGACTGAATTAACTCCCAGCCGTCCGAGTACCTCAAAGATCAGTTGCTGTACGTTTAGAAATTGAGTGGCCATTTATTCGGCAACTCCTAATATGCCGGCATGCTCTTCCGCAGCGTTGGGATACTTAGCCGGCCGGCCGCGTTTCTTTGGAAGAACCAGTTCCGTGCCTTCGACATGAAAGCACCCGTTAGTCTTCATCATTTCAATGTAGGTCACCTTGCGAACCCTGGTTCTAATCCGCACTGAGCCGTCTTTCTGCTCTACGCGAATGCCTTCCTCGATTTCGTAACCATCCTTCGGGTCGATATCCTGCGGGACATTGGCTTCCCACTTTCTACCGAACGCGAAGGTTTCCGAGGTCTCGTCAGCCTGTGGCAGCCAGGTAACCTTCATGGGAAAGCTACTCCATGCCAATTGTTCGGGGAGGCCGTTGCGCCACCGCCCGGGACCACACCGGTTGAGCTGACGAACACTGCGGAAGTCCCCGCCGCTACGGACACAACCCCAGCACCAAACGATGGAGTTGTAAGAACAGTATTTATCTTGTCGCCGACAGCAGCCCCGACCGTGATCGAGTTTACGCTATCATTGATGATGATGATGATATTGGACGCGTCGTCACCATTAATGGACGGAAGAATAACCGCGCCGGGTGATGCGGCAGTCGTAAAACGATTCATCTCTGCGATTGCCTTGGTGGCAACGGATTGCACGCCAGCAGCGACAACCGTGCCCGCGGCCTGATTATCCCAGAGAGTAAATGGGGTACCGATCTGTGAGAATTTCTGCATCACATCGGCATTAGTTGGGGCAGCCATGTGCCATCCTTTCTAAAAGAAAAGGGCCCCCGACATTTCTGCCGAGGGCCAAGTCTAGGGCGTTAGCAAGCTGGAGATGTTCCACCAGCAATCGGAACGCCGGGTACGCACCCGCCGTCGTTGTTGGCAAAGTACTCCACAACAATCACGGCCGTCCCGGCCGTTGGAAGGGCGACTGTCGCCGTTCCGGTGATGTAGAGGTCGAAGCCGCCGTCAGCACCGGTCTGGGCAATACCATTGCCCGTCGCCGCAATGCCGGCATTGGCCGCAACCACGGTCTGTGACACCGACCCTGTCGTGGACAGGATCGAGGCCGTCGCCATCAGGTTAAGTTGATTGCCCGATGCGACCGTGCCGGTGCCAACTCCCAATCCGCAAGCCGTCGAAGCGGTACAGGCCGTTGTGACCTGCATATAGATTCGAACGACGAACGCATTGTAGGGAAGAGCACCGACCTTGACCGCGCAAACGAACGGAGTGGAAGCGTTCCACACACACGTATTGACGCCATCGGCGGTCAGCCCCGAGGGGGACAGAGTGACGACATGCCGCTCGTAATGCGTTTGCTGGGTTGGAAAGTACCTCGGCGCGAACGTCGGGGGACTTGTGAGCGCGAAAGCGGGGGCCAAAGCCCCAGCCGTCATAAGGCCGGCACCGAGGCCAGCCGCGACAGAGCGGAGATAGTTTCTCATGTTCATGTTCCTTTCTCGCTCTTAGGAGTCAGTTGCCGCAGTGGTGAAGATCGTGAACGTGCCCCATTCCTTATAGTTTCCGGCGGGGCTTAACTTCGCGATTTTCTTCAACCCATAGGCCATTTCGACACCAACGCCCCGGTAGAACTGATAGTCGTCTTCCTTGAGGAAGGTTGGACGAGGCATCCGGCCCCATGCCCATGCCATGGCCGACTGGCCACACAGGAACGCGGGAGATACTTGGGAAGCCGTCGCTCCGGCCGTCGAATAGGTGACGGGGAGGCGAACTGTCAGTTCCGGCACTTCTCGGATGATAATGCCGTTGTAAAGCAGGTCACCGTCCTGGAAGAGCGGGTTTGAATCCAAACCAGCGTCTTCACGGGGTCGTGCCTGGGTATTGGCGTTGATGATTGTAGGATCGGCCTGCAAGTCACGGAATTGAAGCGAGTTCGCAAAACACACGAAATACTCGCGACCATTCTTCAACTTGTAGGGCCGAATACGCGGGTTGGCTAGCTTGGCTAGCCGCTTGGCCTTGAGCAGCATGGACGCCGAAAGCGTCATAGCCGTGGTAATGTTACCCATTGCGGTAGCAAACGTGCCGGAGAAGTTTCCGGTGGCGCCGCCAACCAGAACACGGTCCTGATTGTCAGCAATCCAAGTGTTGCGCTGCGCCGCAGTGGCAGCATCGAACAGCGCACCATTAACGCGCTGGCCATTGGTTGAGCCCAGCCCCGCCGGAGCGGTGGAGTTGAGCGGGATTGCGTAGAAAGCGTCTACGATTTCATCGCGTTGCAGTTCCTTGCCCCAGTCTTCCAAGAGAGGACGGGCCTGACCAAACAGGTCAATGCTCGACTTCTGCTCTTCCGCCTTGGCAATGCGTACTGCATTACGTGCCCAGTCGATCCACATGCGGTCACCGAAATTGTCGATGGCCTCTTCATTTCCGACCAGGGTTCCGGTTGAGATCGCTTGCGCCTTGAGGCGTGCGACCAGTGGGATGTTGATTTGCTCGCCGCCCTTTTTCAGGTCGTTAATAACCCGAATGATGGCAGTGAGCTCGGCTCCCACATAAGGGGAGAACAAGTTCTGACGAATGTATTCCCGCGTAACCTCTTTGCGGAAAACAATAAGTTTGTTGTTGGCTTGGACTGTTGAAAGTGCCATAGCCCACTCCTTTCGGAGTTGGCCAAAGTCATATTATCGGTGTCGTATGCTTTAGCGAGTATTGAGAGCGTAATCGAACACTGACCTCTCAGACCCATCTATTCCACGTTGGTCAACACGCTCGCGCGTGGGGCCCCCGCGGGTAGCCGAGTTTAGAGAAGGAACGTTCGGACGCTGTGGTGAAGGACGACCTGTCCCCTTATTCACCATGGCTAACGCACGCTGGAAAGTGTCCGGGTCAACGCCGAACCTATCGGCAAACTGACCCATCATTTCCTGCTCTTGCTGTTCGCGAAATTCCGCAAGATGAGGTTCTGCCCATTGCATGAATGCCTCGCCGGGATTGTACGAGGCTTCAATCCCCGCCAAATCCTGCTGGAATGCAGGGTCGTTCCGGCGTGATTGAGCAATCTTAAAGGCGTAATCGAATTCCGCTGGGCTACGAGCCCTAGCCGCCGTATAGCTGCGCTGCGATAATTCGTTACGGAACTCTTGAAGGGCTTCCCTTTTGGTCTTTTGAACCAAATATTCGTCATGCCCATCTGGGTCAGCAAACATATCTGGCGGTTTAGGAGGTTCTGGCGGAGGTGCGACCGGACGGATTGTCTGGGCGTTAACCTGTGACTGAAGTTCATTCAGTCTCCGCTCAATATCTTCCCGACGCTGTGTTTCTTCTCGCAAACGCCATGATGGAACCCCACGATCATCGGGTTCGTCTCGTCGCTCCCCGGATTCCTCCGGCTCGCCATCAGTCGCGTCCTCGGTTGCGTCGTCTTGATCTGGTTCCTCGTACTCGGAATTCTCATCGGTATCGTTGATACCGGTGTGGTCTTCCATCTGCTCGAGGGTTTTATCACCGTTGTTTTCGTCTTCGGGCTTGTCCCAGACGGAATCCATAATCTCCGTCTCGGTGTCATCCCTCATTGCGGTGATTTGAT